CCAGGTGTAAATGTAAAAGTTGCTGCATCTTCCCAATTTGTATTGTCTTGTGAGAATTGTATTTGTAATCCCTCATCAGCTGATGCCTTATTTGAATAGACAAAAACTTCAATACTTCCAAAAGCTAGAACATCTTTGCCTGTACCTGTGAAAGTTCCACCAGAACCTAATGGTGTTGTGGTAGAGTTGCCAGCATCAACTTCTCCTGAAGCAGCAGATACTGTTGCATTAACATCTAATTTACCACCTGTTACAGTAGCAACTTCACCACCTGCATCAACAATTTGAGTTTTTTGTGAGCCATTTGTTTGATTTGTATCTGTGGCTAGTCCTGCAGTGCTTACAGAAGCATTTACATCTAATTTACCATTAGTTACAGTAGCTTGTTCTCCACCTGCATCTTTAATAATTACTTCACCAGTAGTTCCACCACCACCAGAACCACCACCACCTCTGGCTCCAGTCCAACTGGTATCATCAAATACTAATCTGTTGCCTGATTTATAAACTCTTCTGAAAGGCACAAAGTCTTCTGGGTTTTGCCCAGGTGGGTTAGTTTCTAAATTACCTAATTGTTCAGCTATATTAGCTAAGTTTTTATTAACTTCTTGAATTCCCTTTTCAGAAGCAAGCCATTTAGGAAGTTCTTTGATTTCTTTGATTTCCTGAACTTTGCTAATGCTCATATTCTTAGGCATTTTAATTTCACTAAGATTTTCTATAGCAACTTTAGTAACTTCTTCAAGTTTGTTTATATGCTTAACATTCAAACCTTTTTCTAATAAGGCTTGTTGCATAGTAACCAAGTTATTATTTACTTCAACTAAACTCTCATTGTTAATGCTTTCATTTTCCAAAGCTTTATCAACAACTGTGTATAACTTTTCTATTTCTGTGTATAACTTTGTTAGATTTTCAGTAACTTTAGCATCATACTTATCAAAACCTTTTATTTCAGGTATTGGCATAGTAAGTATCATTTCTGGTTCAGCTTCTTTTAGAGCTTTCTTTTTCTTTTCTTGCTCAATCTTCTTTTGGATTTCTTCTTTATTATACTTCATTCTTTTACCTCTAATAATTCTTCTAGGTTTTTAGCATATTCTCTTAGTTCTTCAAGTTCCTTTTTGTTTTTATCTATGCTTAATTCTCTTATATCTTTTAGCACTGGGATTATAGTGCATCTACAATTTACATGAAGTGGTGGGGCATCTACTTTGGCATAATCAAGAGTAATTGGGGTTTCTGCATCTCCAAGGTAACTTTCACCTTTTTTGAAGAATACTTTTTCCACTCCTACAATTCTACCATTCAAAGGACCACAGTAGGCACAAGTTCTGCTATCTTCAGCTGTTAGCCATTGCTTTGCTACAACTACCTCAGAAGCTTGGAATGCATCTATGGCTCCATAGTTACTAGCCCTTAATACTTCACTTCTGCTAACCCTTTGAGTTTGTGTTTTACTCCAGGTATCAAACACTTGAGAGATAGCTGAACTTATTTGTGGTACTGATTGCCCATTCTCTATACCAGATTGCAATATGCTGTTAAGTTTTTCTACATCTGTATTTACCATGCTTTCAGTAAATAGGGCAGTGCTTTTTTGTATGTTTTCTAATAGTTTTTCACTTGGTATATAGCCTTTTTGTGTTCCTAATAGATTAAATGCTTCTAGTGCAGAAAGTTTAGCTATTTCTTCTTGCAAAGGAGTAAATAAGTCTATACCTGCTTGCACTTCTGCTTCAGGGTTGAATAAAGTGAATTCTTTTTTCTTATATTTCTTAGTAATAGCACTGGGTAGGTTAGATATAGCTTTGCTTTCTAAATCTGCAATAAACTGTTTTATCTTATTTTCAAATATCTGCTCATAAGCATTTACTAATTTATCTTGCTTTTCAAAATAACCCCAAACCTGTTCATTAGTAAAATCTTTGCTTTCTCTGACTTCTTCAACAACTGGCTTTGGTTTGTTCTTTTTAGCAACAATCTTTTCTGCAACATCATGAGCTTTGCTATAAACATTTTTATAAGCAGTGTAGTTTTCAAATATCTTATTCTTTCTAAAATGCTTTTTATAATTTACTAACTTTATATTGCTTGGCATGCTTTTTACATCTTCCCTATCATCTTCAATTTCTGGTGGTTCTGGTAGTTCTGTAGCTTGTATTCCACCTACTAACTGGTCCCCATTATCTAGTGGGTCAAAATCAGCTTCTTCCCTGGCTTCATTAAGTGTAATAATACCTGCTTCATATAAATCTTTAGCCATCATTACTTCTTCAGTGCTATCTTCAGGTACTGGGTCTTCAAAAGTCAGGATTAGATTATCACCATATCTAGGAACAAGAAATTCATTAAGAGTATCTACAATTCTCTTCATCTTAGGCTTAATAACATTCTGTTTCCAAGAAAGTAGGGTTGCTTCTGCATTGGCTCTATTTACATCTTCTGTAATACCAAGTGAAGTCTTGGTGTTTTTGAACATAGCCATGATTTTATCTCTCATAGCAAGTTCTAGTTCTAAAAACTGCATTTCTTTTGTTGATTGGCTCAAAGTTACTGGCTTCAATCCATTTCCAAGTATCATAGACTTGAATGCATTCTTTACTCCACCATAAGTCCTTTTCAAATCTACTTGCAACCTGTGAATATCATCTTTGGTTATTCTTTGGTCTGATGTAAGCACCACTGATGGTACTGCACCATTTTTGAAGAACATCTTAATCATTTCCTGAGCAAGGTTATCTGTATCTATATCTATTGCACTAGCTTCTACTACAGATTTACCCCTATAAGGATTAACTGGGTTAGGAGTTTTAATATGTATTATTTCTTCAGGAGTATATCTAACTTCTACAGTTTTTCCATCTACAGTATCTTTGTATATGTATTCAGTAACCATGTAATTATCATTTGCATCACCTATTACTAATTCAACCTTATCAGGTTGTAAGAGATACATATTGGTGATATTAGAGCCAACACCCTCTATGGCTATAAAACAATCACCAGTAAGCTCTAAAAAGGTTTCAACAAGATATATAGCTTGGCTGCTTGGTGTAAAACTATTCCATTGGTCTAAAAGGTCTAATATAGGGTGGTCTTCCACTTCTACAAATACCATCTGCCCATTTTGCATCTGGGCTTGATACAACTCAAATTCCATTTTGCTAATTTCTTCAGCCAAAGCTGTTACATTAGCAAATACCCAACCATTAAAACTTCCAAGCAATCTTTCAGATATAGTTTTATAATTACTTAAATTCTTATTAGATAAATCAAGAAATGCAGCACCCATCTCTGATTGAACAATTTTTTCTACCACTTTCTCACTCTGTGGCTGTGCATCACTCCCAGTCATTATCTGACCAATAATAGGTAACTTTGCCCTCATTGTCTTTTTCTACATTCCTTTCTTTTTTATCTTCTTCTATAATTGCATAATTTATGTAATTCTCATTCCACTTGCTGTAAGCATATTCTGCCAAAGCCCAACTATCTGGGTAGTCATCATGAGCATTTGGGTCATCAGGGTGAGCTACTGAGAGGAGTTGTCCTTTGTATTGCTGTTGTAAATCTAAAAGTTGCATTCTAAACTTCTCTGCTTCTTTTGTATCTAGTATTGGAAGTGTAGTCAATAACTCCTTAATTGTTACTTTAAGGTTTTTATATATCATATCTTTGCTGACTGCACTGAATTTAAGCCTATATAAGCCAGAGTTTTCATCAACCCATTTGCTTTCCTTTTCAAACATATCTGGCATAAAATCACCCTGCCCTGTGCTATCTAGTGCAATAGCTAAAACATTATAATTACTTAGAAACTGGTTAATGATATCAAATTGGTCTTTGTAATTATCACCTCTTAATTCTAGCCAGTTGATAAGTTCTTTTTTCTTTTTCTCTTTGTTATATCTAACAACAGTAACAACAGTGCTATCAGGGTTTTTGGCAGTATCAACTCCTGCAAAACAATCATGAGTTTTTTCTTGGAATGTTCTTCTTTTTCTGTCTGGGTCTATCAGTACATCTATTTCTTCAGCAGATACAAACTGTCCTGTACCAATTAACCATTCAAGATAATATGGTCTTTTTATTTCATCACTTTCTCTACCATATTTAGTAATCTCTTCTCTGATAGATTGTTCATAAATTAAATGTATAGGTTTTAGGGTTATCTCATAAACCTTTTTCTTTTGCTCAGCAATCTTATCAAAGTCTAGCACTAAGGCTTCACCAGATTGTATCAGTCTATAGAAATAACAAATCCTAGTGCCTGCAGTGCCTATAAATACTCTGGGAGCATTTGTGAATTTACCCATTGGGAATATTTGTTCTTTAATAATCCTATCATCTAAATCTTGGCTTTCTTCAAACACTATTAAATCCAGTGTTTTACTTTCAGGCTTAGATGTTTTAGTTACTGGGAATATATAACAACTACTTCCATTGGGCAGCACAATAGTTTTAGCATTGCTTTCTTCTTTGGCATTTCTTTGGCTTTCATCATCTATTGTAGTTAAATCAGTTGATTTCATCAGTGCCAATTTCAACCTATCAAAATCAGTCTTGGCTTGTTCTTGTTGTGGAGCAAAAATACCAATAGCAATCTTTCTTTTGAATGCATTAGTAAAGTAAATTAAAATAAATTCTATTACATGAACAATAGTAGTAGTCTTGCCTGCCTGCCTACTAAATTCTATTGGTACTTCTATTTGTTTTAACTTTTTAATATCTTCTGGTGTTGCATCTATTGTTAATTGGAGATTGTTTATTAAAGCTTCAAATATATTCTTTGCAACACTTAGTTGATAATCATAAAAAACTAAATCATGTTTAGCTTTCAAGTGAGCCTGAAACAGGTTCATCACCTTTTCTATCATCACCACTCCTAATTGGCTCTATGCCAAATTCTTTTAATAAAGTATCAACTGGATTAACATTTACATCTAATTCCTTTTTATCACCAAAGGTTTCTCTATCTAGCCTTTCTAATAAAAATTCAGGTCTTGCTCTTTTAGTCTTATCACTAAAAAATTTTGCTTCTGCTTCCTGAAACCTTGTCAAAAAATCAGGGTCATTTTCTAACCAGTTATCTAATGTTTCTCTGGTAACTCCAGCATTTGCAGCAGCATACTTTTTAACAGGTAATATCTTCATATAATCTATTACTGCTTGTTTTCTTAATTCTCTTCTTTTTTGTGCTTCAGTCATATAATTCCACCTTAACTTTTACTGTCTTATCACTAGGCAATTTACCTAAATCCAATATTGTAGGATTTTCAGTAGCTAAAGTAATTTCATAAACATTATCAAGAGATGCTGTTTTTCTCTGGCTAGTTCTTTTGATTTCTGCTACAAATTCCATTACTGTTTCAATTTATTATTTAATTCTTCAGCTATCTTGTGTTCTTGCCATAGGCTTTCACAAATTGCTCTAGCTTGGTCAGGTTTTCTATTTTCATTAGTAACCAAATCTTCTACACAGTTATTTATAAAATCTTGGTAATTTTGTCCTGCTCTAGGCTTTGGCATCTTGTAACTCCTTGATAAGCTTTTTATATTCTTTTATTGAAATCTTGCAATCTGCAGATTTTATGGCTTCATTATAGCACAAAGTAGCTATGCTCTGTCTTTTGTCAGGTTCTATGATAGCTTCTATATCTTCTGCAGTCTTAACAACTGGCAAACCAGCCAAATTAGCTTTTATAGTTTTATTATTGGATTTATAGTAACCAACTGGTCTAGTATCAGCAGGTAATAAGCAAGCATCATGCTTTTGGAGTTCATCATAGATAGTTTTTTCATCATATTTAATGAATTTATATTTTCCATCAGACAAATAAGGGTCTTCATTACTTATTATTGTTAATTCATAATTATTTCTCTGTAAATAAGCAAATGCACTTTTAAGAAGTTCAGCATTTTGTTTATAGCCAAAATAAACTAATTTCTTTAATTTGCCTGTATGCTTTTTAGGTTTAGGCAGATATTCAAAATCAAACCTATCATCTATGAATACCACTGGCTTATCTGTTAATTGTTTAATAAAAGCTACTAGGTTCTTACTGGAACAAGTAACTGCATCTACATTATCAACTGTTTGTTTAATAGCTTGTTTATCTAGCCAATCTGCATCACAAATATCTAAAATCTTAATGCAATTCAAATGCTTGATATATTTATAATCAACTTGCATATAAACTTTTTGGAATATCATTACATCAGGGTTTTCACCATATTTATATAGTTCTGCTTCTTCCCAGTATTTAATCAAGTTATGTATTCTAATTTGGGTAGAGCCAATATTCTTTTTGCCATGGTATTGTTCAAATGTAAAAAATCTAACTTTCATTTTTTTCTCCTGCCATTACTCTTTCACCATTCCATTCAATCTTTTTGCCATAAATAGTATCTCCATTCCATACTGGTTTTCTGCCATTTACTATTTCATTTAAGATAAAATATAAATCTTTCTGGTATCTGTCTGGTGCAAAGTATTTAATTGCTGTTTCCTTGCCTTTTTGTCCAATCTCTACAGCTTCTTTATAGTTAAAGTTAATCAGCTGATAAATAGCTTCAGAATAGCTTAGGGGATTATCTGGCATTATAAAGCCATTAACTCCATGCTCTATAAATAAATCTGCATCATGATAAGGGCTAGTTAAGACACAACAGCCTGAAAGCATTGCTTCAGTTCTGCTTCTAGGCATTGGGCTGTCCCAAGTCTGACCAATATATATCAAACTTTCACCTAGTATTTCTCTTTGTTCATTCCAATCCTTAGGTACAAAATCTAGTGGAATATGTAAGGGGAATGCACCTAATTTTTCAAATACAGATGTTTTAATGTAGGTTAATAATTGCCTATTGTAATATTTATCAAGTCCTGCAGGTGATAATTGTATTATGCTTCTAGGTTCTTTTGGCAAATCCCACCATTCAGTTGGTTCAATACCATGAATTAGTGGGTAGCCCCAACCCCATCTTTTAACTGCTTGGTAGCTGTTACAAATCATAAAGTTATCACCAACAATAGATTTAATGCCATCTATATGCATTTCTTTGCCATTCTTATCTAGTATGGTCCCACCATTTATAACCATTTCTTCATCTAAAAACTCTTCCCACATTGGAGTACCATGGTTGATTACAATCTTTGGTATATCAGTAATAACTTCATTTAACTGTCTGTAAAGTTGTCCTTTGCCAATCCTGGGGTCAGCAGCCTGTTGGTCTAAATGAATAATTGCAACATCATATTTACCAGGTTCATAAGATTGCACCCATTCAAATTGGTTTTCATTAAGCCATGTTTCAGGCAGTGGTCTTGGGCTATATTCACTCCATCTTCTAACATTGTTTTCTAAATAACTAAACTTAACATCATAATTCTGAGCCAATTTAAGCATTTCATACTGATTGCCAATATGGTTTAGGACACCAAATACTCTTATCATAGCAACTCCATCTTAAATAATTTATTTTTCATTTCCATTATTTCATATCTCTTAGTCCATTTGTTCCTAGATTTGCCACTGGGTGTTGCCTTGGCAGTTTCTATGTATTCATGCTTTATTCCTTGCATTCTGGTCCTGCTTCTGACTTCCTGAGATTGCCCACCATATTTATTTATTCTTTCATTAAACATACCTGCTCTGATTAAATCCTGCCTATAAATACAACTAAAGTTTTCTACAAAATCCTTTTTGCCACCTTTGTTTCCATAAACCCATTTTCTTTCTGATAGATTATTTACAAACTCAAAAATTGCATCAGGTTCAATAATCATTCTTTGGTCTATAAATACCAAAATATCTCCTGTGGCTTCTATAACTGCTTTGTTTCTAGCCCTAGCAAGTCCATAATCATTTTCATAATTAGTGATATATCTAACAGGTATATTCAAATATGCTCTTAATTGCTCAATTAAACCCTGTTGTGGCTCTTTTCCATCATCTACCACTATTAGCTCTAAGTTGCTATATGTTTGCTCTGATATGGCTTGTATGCACTTTCTAGTAACATCTTCATTTTCACAAACTGGCAATATAATACTGACAGGCTTTTCAGGGTATAAACTTCTATACAGTTTCTGATAAGAATATGCTCTTCTTTCATTGTTATAATTCCTGACTGTATGCCAAGCTTCTTGCCTGACTTCTGCCATTTTCTTTTTATCATTGAATATCTTTTCAATTTCTTTTTGCAATAAAAAGACTTCACTGCTTGGATTATCATTTATAAACAGGTTGTGTTCATTATATAAATCAGGTACATGCCCAATTTTTCTAGTTAAAACAGGTATGCCACAAGCCATGGCTTCAAGTATTGGCATTGTGCCACTTTCAAAATTATCTACAGAGTTGCAAATCAAAAGACTGGACTTGTGATAAAGTTCCAATAATTTTTCATCTGATATTTGTTCATGAAATTCTACATTTCCAGTTTGCAGTATTTCATTAAAGTAACTGCTGTCTGATATTGCTCCAACTAATATAAACCTATAGCCCAAATTGCCTGCAGCAGTAGCAGCTTCTAAAATTCCTTTTTTACTTTCAATCCTATTGGCAACCATAATAATAGTTTTATTTGGCTCCCAATCTTCTTTGAATTTCCAAAAATCTACATCTATTGTAATAGGAATATGAGATACATTAGGACTGCCCTGAGCTTTTAAGCCTGCAGTTATCTCATTATTATTTCCTACATTGGCATCAGCCCAGTCCCATTTACTTTCTTTGTAGCTATAAGGGTTGTTGTGGGTTAATACTAATTTCTTATTTTTTAATTGTGGGTATAGAGCTAATAACAATTCAGCACTTCTAAAATATTGAAAATCTATAATATCTGCATCTGTAGCTTCTAGTTCAAATGTTCTTAATTGGTTTTCATCTGGTCTTTTTGGGTGAATATCACAAACAACATATTCTATATTGTCATGATAAGGGATTACCTGTTTAGCAAGTCTATCTAAAGCTGTACCTGTTTTATCTACTACACAAACCACTTTTAACATAATCATTCTCCTCTAAATAACCAAACCCTGAGTAACCCCAGTTTGCTTCAGTCAAATTTAATATTGTTTCTTTTATAGTTTCTGGGTGAAAGTGAAAATCAACATGTTTGCTTGGTTTGTTAAACCTGCCAATCATCATCTCTAACCAAAATTTATAAGCATTTTCATCTGTACCATCTTCACTAAGCTGAAATCTCTTAAAGTGTCTTTTGAAAGCTCTTTCCATTCTGCCCACATCATCTTTAATTTGTTCTTCAGTCTTAATCAGTTTTTCATAATTATAAAAAGGTATCTTAGCTTCTGGCACTATGCTTGGGTCAATATAATTGCCATCTAAGCTTGGTTGGCATAAATCCCCACCTGAGTTAAATTTTATTCTATCTCCAAATCTTTTTTTATTTACTGCTAAAACTAATCTTGATTTAAGATTATATCTATCTG